TACGTCCACCCCAACGAGCGAGCGCCTATGACGCTCCAAAAGCAGGAGCTGATCGAAGGATCAAGGTCCGACGCTCAGGAAGAAGCTGCGGCGCTGGCTCAGCTGTTGGTCGACAATCCCGAGCCTTCGGCGCTGTTGATGAAGGACGTGGTCGGCTGGGTGAGGTCGTCGGCTCAAGGGCGCGTGTTCGACAGTGATTACGAGCTTCGGCGGGCGATGACGACTGTTGGTGTGCACCCCTACAAGAAGCGGATCAAGGTGGCTGGGCGGCTGCAGTACGCGCTGATCAACGACGCCCTGCTCAAGAAGCTGGAGACGGCGTCCGAGGAAGAAGAGCCTGCGCTGGTGCGCGACAGCGTTGTCAAGGCGCAGTCGCTGATGGAAAGTGAGATGTGATGGGAAAGGAGACAATCATGCAACGCGACGAACGTCATGGCGGGCCTTACGACAGAGGCTACGCAGACGCCTTCTATGGGCGCCCATGCATGCCACACTACTACGTCGGTAAGACGGGGCTGTCAGAGCGGGTTCAACCGCCAGACATGGACGGCAGCCAGATCGACGACTACTGCGCTGGCTACGAGGAGGCCGAGCGCCTCGGAGACGAAAAGGACTGGGGAGAATGAGCATCTACACATCACACATGCACGCTCGCAAGCTGAGCGACGAGCTCTTGCTGGCCCACTGGAACTTACCTTCGACCCACCACCACAAGGAGAACGCTGAGATCCACTTCATGGCCTTGCTGTCCAACGGGCACGACCTCAAGAACAAGCGCAAGGAAGTATTGGCTGTGATTGCTGACGAGATCGTGGGCGAGCTATTCAGCAAGGCCCAAGCGGCTGATTGCGCCGAGGCCATCCTCAACGCTCTGATCAAGAAGGTGGTACCATGAGCAAAGGCAGCGAGATCAAAAGCCCAGCTGCCATGGAGCTGCGCGAGCTCGGATATGTGCCGCTGCCAAGGTGGTGGGTTAAGCGCGAGGATATGGATTACATTGCCAAGCTGGCTCAGATTCACGCACCAGAGGTCGCGGCCATACGTAAAAAGCACAATAAGGGGAATGACAAATGATTGACAAATTGGACCTTTTAATCAAGCTGATCTGCATTGTAAGCAGCATCGCCTGCGCTGTCTATGCAATGTTGGGGCACGACCCCATCGAGAGCCTTTTGTTCGCCATTCTCTTTTACATGTGGGGGCGGGACGGATGAGCAAGACCCCAACAGAAATCTGGTGCCGTTCTGGGCTGTATTATGAATACAAGCAAGATTGGTCCGAGGGTTCATGGCAGGACAATGATAACTGCGGAGGGGAAAAATACGTTCGAGCCGACCGCATCGAAGAACTGGAAGCCAAGCTGGCGCGGGCGATGGAAGCCATTGAAGCAGCGCACGACGGGCTCGACAACGATGTGTTTCTGATCTTGGGTGCCGCCCTCAAAGAACTGAAAGGAGAAAACCAATGACCACATATAAAGAAGTAAACCTGTTGGATGGTCTTGAAAACGTAGGCAACAATGCGTTCAACGCCGCCGCCTTGGCCGAGATTGAAGTCCACAATATGACGGTGGTCCGCTATCTCTCTGATCAGCTTGGGCCTATCGCCGATGAGATAGGATCGCTGTTGAACGATGGCGCTGGCTTCGCTGTTGTTTTCAATAAGGGCAGCGACCAATGCACAGTTATCGGCATTGTGCGTGTGGAGGAAGACTAATGAGTGACGATCCGTCATGTGACCATAAAATATTGCACCCCAGCGTCACATACCGCGCGAAGCCCGCACCAGAGCGCAAGTCTATCTGGATAAATGTCTATGGAGGGTACCCTGCCGTTCACAGCGCCAGTCGCGCAAAAGCTGATGGCAAGGCCGCAGCAGATCGAACAGCCGTCTGGCGCATCGAGTGTGGTTACGACGGCAGCGACCCGCAGATATTTGTGGAGGGCGTGTGATGCGGATAGACCTGAGATACGTCTTGCCGATCGTGGCCTTTTACGTGCCGGGGCTGATGCTTTTGGTGGGCGGTTGGATGTTGGGCCTTAGCACGGAAGAGGCCCGTGCTTTCGTCATTGTAATGGGCTTGATTATGGGGACATTCAGCGTAGGGGCTACAATTTTAGCCATCCTTGATCACAACCGCCCGATCTGGTGGACGATATGGAAGCGATAAAGAGCCTGCCAAAAACAAGGAGCAGTCGTTGGACAAACAAGACAAAACACCGGCAGAAAAGTTCTTGGAGCGGATCAGAGGCGCACAGTCAACCTCTCTGAGCTACAGGACAATCAAAGTATCACTGCCCAAGGCACCTTGGGAAGAAGACACCAAGCAGGAAGGCAAGGACGATGGAATTCAAGAATGAGAGCGACGTTCGTCGGTGGTTCAAGAAGAAGGGCGAGAAGATGGGCGCTGAGGTGTTCTGGATCGAAGCCGCGTCCGGAGGCACACAGGGCTTCCCTGACGCCATAGCCGTGGTTGATGGCCACTCGTTCTATGCCGAGCTGAAAATAGGCCAGCGCAAAGGCAAGCGGATGGAGTTCGAAATGGACAATCTGCAACGCAAAACGCTCCGCAGGCTCGAAGACGCTGGGGCAGACGTTGCGGTCTTGGTCGCAGAGAAAGGCACCTCAGCCGTCTGGGCCGGCAAACCTAGCGAGCTCAAAGTCAAACCAACCAACCGAAAGGTGACCAAGGTCCGGGGCCGGTGTGCCCACACGATGGCAGTCGAAGGACCTCCGATCATGGCCGACGAGGAGTAGAATTTAAATTGGCACAAATTGGCCTGCTTTTCTGCAAAGTTCTGCGAAGGTTATTCGTAAAAGATCCGAGAGCGGTGGAACCCGTGGAACCTGCAGAAAGCCAAAAATCGTGGATCGTGGGAAAACAACGACTTAGCAGGGTTCCAGTTCCAGTGAATTCTGGGAAACAACAATCTAGCCGGGTTAAGAGGGGGTTCTTATTAATACCTTATTCTCCTCCTCCTGTTTCAAGAAGAAGAAGAAAGAAGATATAGTTATTCCGGGTGAAAGGTCAAAATGCAGGGGTGGAACCTCCGATTTGGAACCGGTGGATTTTGGGTCGTTTTTGGAGGTTTGCGTGGGGGCTTTCCATGCGCAATCAAAACGGGCATAAACGGCTCATTGGATTTTGGAGGCAGCATGTCTACGAAAAAGACCGACTACAAGTCTGGCGACAGTGCATGGGAAGCGGCTGAGAAGCAGGGGCGTGGTCTTGGCAGACCGCCGAGCTACCAGACAGCAGACCAACTCCTTGCTGATGTGCGAGGATACTTCGAGTGGGTCAAGGCGAACCCGCTGAAGGTGGCTGAGGTCAAGAGCTTCAAAGACGACAGCTGGGACCACAACAAGCCTGTGCGCAGGCCTATGACTATTGGTGGCTTGACAACCTTCTTGGGCATCTCTGAAGAGACCTGGAGACGCTGGCGCGACCCAGAAGACGCGAACCACCGAGCAGATTTTATTGGGATTATTAAGCGCGCAGAGGAAATCATCCGATACGACAAGGTCGAAGGCGCTCTGGCAGGGATGTACAATCCCACGATCACGAGCCGCCTTTTGGGTCTGTCTGAGAAGGTCGAGCACTCCGGATCTGTCAACGTGACGATGGACAAAGATGACTCAGGCCTTTGAGCTCACGCCCAAGCAAAGGGAACAACGCGACTTGGCCGCTGGCCGAGCGCGGCACATCCTTGCGTTTGGCGGTTCTCGTTCCGGCAAGACCTTTGGCTTCGTCCGTTGCGTTGTTGCGCGGGCATTGATGGCTCCTCGTTCACGCCATGGCATCTTTCGTCTGCACAATGTGGACGTGCGCCAGTCGATCATGATGGACACCTTTCCGACGCTCATGCGGCTTTGCTGGCCGGACGTGCCTTACGAGGTCAACAAGAGCGACCAGTTCGTGACGCTCGGCAAGGACTCCGAGATCTGGATGGGCGGGCTAGACGACAAGGAGCGCGTTGAGAAGATCCTGGGCAAGGAGTTTGCGACCTTGTACACCAACGAGTGCTCGCAGATCCCTTACTCGTCGATCACCACAATGCGCACACGCTTGGCTCAGAAGTGCACCAAGGTCAACGGCGACCCGCTGTCGCTCAAGGCATACTACGACCTCAACCCGACTGGCCGCAGACACTGGACCCACTCCGAGTTCATAGATGGCATCAGCCCGGTAGACCAACAGCCCATGCCTGAGGGCTCAAGGGCTTGGTTGCAGATGAACCCGACGGACAACCCTTTCCTTCCTGCTGAGTACATCGAGGAGCTCCAGAGCTTGCCAGCGGCTGAGCGTAAGCGATTCCTTGAGGGCAGCTACCAGAGCGACCTTGCCAACAGCCTCTGGCCACAGGAGCGGCTGGACGACAGCCGCGTGTCCAGCCACCCCGCTCTTACGCGGATCGTCGTGGGCGTTGACCCTTCCGGCTCGGACGGTGTTGGTGGCGACACTCAGGGCATTGTGGTGGTCGGCAAGGGCACGGATGGCCATGCTTACGTCCTTGAGGACGCGAGCGTGAACATGTCGCCTGCTGGCTGGGGTCGCCAGTCTGTGAACGCATACGGACGCTGGGATGCTGACTGCATCGTGGCTGAGGCGAACTATGGCGGGGCCATGGTCGAGAGCACGATCAAGGTGGCAGACCCGAGGGCCAAGGTGAAGCTGGTCAGGGCT